CTGGTAAGGCCCTTGTTGATCTTTCAGATGGTGAATATATTCACTGGATTCAGCTAACACCAGATGCTATAAAAACAGCCAGATTGCGACAGTAGTTACGTTTGACAGAAACAACTGTTCCTCGACCACAGCGGCCGGGGCTTTTTTTGTGTCCAGCCCCACTCTCCGGCTTGCACGGGGACGCCGCTTGCGTGGGGAAAGGGACTAATTGACTTGTGCAGAAAAAACAAACGGGGTTTCCTGATTATCCATTTTGAATTCAATTTGCACTTTGTCTCCAGCTTTTATAGGCTGAGAAAAGTTTGCCCAAAAAGTAGTATTAGATGAACGCCCAATCGAAACGCTGTCTTGTCCCTCTTGCTGATTGACAATCGTGGCTGCTACGTTGTCAGGACCGTAAACTGTGAAATACTGTAGGCTAGGTAGAAACCCCTCATCGTCAGCATAATTAATGTAATTGAATGTGAATTGCACAGATTTCTCATTAGAGATTGAAAGAGACTGCACATCACTGTTAACTAGTGATTGTCCATGATCATCGAAAGTCTTTGTCGCAGAAGTTAGCTTCAAGCCAAAATACTTTTTGTCATTCAGCGCCGCGATTGCTTCCTCGTTAATCCCAAATGTTTTTGTTTCTTGTTCCGCGCTTGAAGAGCCTTCAGATTCGTTACTATTAGATTTTTCTTCTTTTAGTTGCGACTTTAGTGATGCGATATCCTTTTTAAGAGATGAAATTTTTGAGCCATCTTTTGATGAAGACTGGCTCGTGGTACTACTACATGATGCGAGCAGCAAAGCAGACATCAGTGAAAACCCAACCAACAGAGACTTTTTCATAGTTAATCCCTCCAAAAAATTCAGCTTTTAACGTCGGTCAGGGTTTGGACGTAAGATTGTGCTATAAAACGACTGTGTATACGACTACCTTGCCGATGATATTGATATTCTCTTCTTCAAGGTCTTCATAGGTATACATGATAGGGCTAAATCTTTTGTCGGTGGAATCCGGAATAAAGGTGACAATTTCTTTCTGACGGTCGTTGTAGAAATATTTAACAGCGTAGTCACCATCATCTGCGAACACAACAATGTCCCCGTCATTTAGGTCTTGAATGTCACTGTATTGTTTGACGGCTATTAAAGAGCCGTCTGGAATTGTTTGGTTCATTGATTCGCCATTAACGTGCATCATCAATATGCTACTGTCTCCGGCATATCTTCCCATAACACTATCTGGTAGTTGAATCGTTTCAACGTCATCTGAAGTTAGCGGATCGACGTTGCACAAGATTCCAGCCGATATCTCAGCAGGAATGTATGGATAAGAATGAACATTTAGTTTTTTGACTTTAAAAGAATCTACAGGAGAAACTCCTATTAGGCTTTCCGGAGTTGTGTGTAGAGCACTTGCAAATTTATCAACATAGTTTAATGGAAACTCACGCGTTCCATTGAAGTAGCGAGACACAGACGATTTTGCCATGTCAACACGGCGTGCTAGTTCACTGATTGAAATCCCTTCGCGGTTGCGAAGATCATTCAAAGTCTTGATTATTTCATCATTTGTTTTCATGTATCTCACCTCAAGAATGATTTTAACACCGTTCCCGATTGTGCACAATAGGGGCACAAAAAAACAATATCTGAATATTTTTTTGAAATAATCGTTGACACATGGGAACACGGATGATATTCTTTAGATGTTCCCAAAAGGAAACGAAAGGAGGCAATACAATGACACTAAATTTAAAACGTCTTCGCGCTGAACGTATCGCAAAAGGAATGAACCAAGACGAAATGGCGAAAGCTATGGGCTGGCACAACCGCTCTTCGTACGCTAAGCGTGAGAACGGTATTACAACAATTAGCGCTACCGAATTAGTAAAAATGGCAAGCATTTTGGGATACGGCGCCAATCAACTGGATCTTTTTTTTACGGATAACGTTCCCAATAGAGAACGGAAGGGGATGACGGTATGAACGAACTAGTAATCATGCACAATAAACAAGCCGTGACAACTAGCTTGCGTGTGGCCGAGGTATTTGGAAAAGACCACAAACATGTTCTTGAAACTATCAGCAATCTCGCAGCCGAAAAATCGGCCGCCAAATTCTTTGCCGAGGCAACGTATGACAACCGAGGTAAGCAATATCCGATGTACTACATGAATCGTGATGGTTTCACATTGCTGGCCATGGGCTTCACCGGTAAGAAGGCACTTAAGTTCAAGATCAGTTACATCAACGCGTTCAACAGCATGGAGACGCAGATTAAGACGGGCTATGTGATCCCGGGCAGTTATGCCGAGGCATTGAAGCTGGCAGCTAGTCAGGCTGAACAGATTGAAGATATGAAACCTAAAGCGTTGTTTGCAGACGCGGTAGCCACAAGTCATACGAGCATTCTCATCGGTGACTTAGCCAAGCTCATCCGCCAGAACGGTGTGGATATTGGCCAGAATAGGCTGTTCGCTTGGCTGCGAGAACACGGATACCTGATTGGCAGTGGAGATCGCCGCAACATGCCGACACAACGGGCAATGGACTTAGGCCTGTTCGACATCAAGGAACGTACATTCCAGAACCCAGACGGCAGCGTGCGAATCACCAAGACGACCAAGGTAACCGGAAAAGGCCAGCAGTATTTTATCAACAAGTTTCTGCAAAAGGAGATAACAGTATGAACGAAGAAAACAAAAAGCCCCGCACTGATATGGGCAGCACGGGGGTAACTCTTTACACTTGGCGCACTAGTTATCCATTTCCCCCAGCAGTAAAACCGGGAGACCTGGTGACAATCGTTATTGAGGACGAAGAATTAACCCACACTGTAGGAACCTTTGCTTTCGTCTCCTAAAGGAAGAGTGCTCCATACGGTAAGAACGTTGGACGCTCTTTCAACGAGTACCTCTTCTTTACCATCAACAATAAGATTACGAACCATAAAGAATTCATTTCCATCTTTGAATGAGTAGGCACTTTTAATTGCTACATCTTTCGAAGAAAACACCGCGCCAATATTGCCACTGGTAGGAGCAAATACTTTTTTGTATGGCAAGTCCATTTATATCACCTCCTTCCATCACTAGATAACCTGATTATCTGCCAAGGGGAGGTCGAAAGAAAGGAGGAAATGCCATGGAACTGTTACAAATTGTCGAAAATAAGCAGATTTCAAGCAAAAAGTATTTAGCGGTCGATGAAGAAGAACTAGCAAAGATGATCAAGGAGAACCAAGAGTTAAAACGCAAGCTTGAAGGAATGGAATATTGGGACCTAACAACGGCCGCTAGTCTAATCAAAGGACATAACAACACATGGGTCGTTAATAACATCCTCGATGTGCCTCGCTTTCGAAAAGTGTTAGAGGACAGAATCGTTCATTATCCACCGCCTGGCCAAAAGGGATATGTGTTCCACGCCGGCCCGTGGAGAACATTCATCGACAAATGGTTCCCAGAGATTTCAAGGTCGCTTAGAGAGAAGGGCAAATAATGATTGAATATTTACTAATTGGTGGTTCCTTCGGCGTGATCATTGGTCACTGCTTAGGCCACAGCGGAAATTGGAGGCAGTGGATTGAATGAAGCGGAACGAACCATTGGTGATTTACTGAACGAACACAACAAATTGACGTTAGACATTATGCGCGGCAACCACACACCAATTGCAAAGATGCTACTTGCCGAGAACGAGAAGCTACGTGCACGACTAGCAAAACTAAGGGGATTACGTGATGACTAATGAGGAATACGAACGAATTCTAGCCGAAGCGAACCGTCAGATCGCGGCATATCACAAAGTTGCTACCGACTATGGGCCGAACAACACAGACCCTCATCAAACATATGCAATGGGTCAGGAAGACGGGGCACAAGCAATTATGTTTATTGTCAAGCAATTCATGAAAAAAGCCGCTGGCCCGCACGCCAACGACTGATAGAAAGGAAACTTATTATGTCAACATTATACGACTTACAAGGAAAATATGCGAGTTTATTAGAACTAGCTGAAGACGGGACAACTGATCCTGAAGTATTGGCCGACACCATGGATTCAATCGTTGATGCAATCAATGACAAAGCCGAAGGATATGCACAGGTTATTCGCCAAATCAAGGCCGATATTGAAGCTAACAAAAAAGAACGTGACCGTTTCGAAGCACGGATTAAAGCTTATCAATCTAACCTCGGTACTATTTCACAGCGGTTGGTTGAAGCAATGAACGAAACTAATCAACGCAAAATCAAGACACCGCTATTTACTATCAGTGTTGCTAAGAATGGCGGAAAACAGCCAATTTACATCGATCAAGAAAATTTGCAGGCTGATGTATTCAAGGTAAAGCGCGAACCAGATACAGACAAGATACGAGAACGATTAGAAGCCGGAGAAAAAGTGCTGGGTGCTGAGCTTAAGCCACGCGGTGAGCATTTATTGATTAAGTAGGAGGAAATCATGCAGCCAATTAAACATGCATCTTCAATTGATCGAACAAAGAACTGGCGAGTTTTGATTTATGGAAAGCCTGGTGTCGGTAAGACGTCAGCTATCCGCAATCTTGATGGCAAAACCCTCGTGCTAGATCTGGATGACAGTTCAAAAGTGCTATCCGGTGCACCGAACATCGATGTGCAGCCATTTGACCGAAGCAAACCAAGCGAAGAATGGAAAGAGTTCCTGAAAAATCTGGCTGAGCGTGTTTCCGGATATGACAATCTTGTGATCGACAACGTATCAGCGTTCGAAAAAGACTGGTTTGTCGAGATGGGCAGGCACAGTAAAAACGGCATTGGCAACGAGCTTCAGGATTACTCAAGATGGACAAATTACTTTTCCCGTATCATGACCATGATCTTCATGGATGCACCAGTAAACGTGCTAGTAACAGCTTGGGAGAACACACGAGACGTTACAAGCGAAACTGGACAATCGTTCAGCCAGTATGCGCCAGCAATTCGTGACAGCGTGCGTGACGGGCTATTAGGCCTGACGGACGTTGTAGGGCGCGTGGTCATCAGCACAAAGACAAGCCACCGAGGAGTTATTCTTGCAGGTTCAGATGCAATTTTTGCCAAAAATCGTTTGGATGATCGAACTGCGTGCGCCATTGAGGACCTCTTTAAGTTTGGAGGTGACAGTGATGTTTCAGCTTCATCCTTACCAGAAGAAGCTAGTTAATCAAGCAAGAGAAAAGCTGGCTGATGGTCACAAATCTGTACTGCTAGTCAGCCCAGCGGGATCTGGTAAATCAGTTATCATCGCTGAAATAGCTAGGTTGGCAGTCATGAACGGCGGGCACGTTATGTTCACCGTTCACAGAAAAGAACTTATTGATCAAATCACGAAGACTTTCATTGCAAACGGAGTTGATTTGAGCAAATGCACCATCATGACTGTTGGCAGAATTGCTAGACGCTTAGGAAAATTGCCAAAACCGACTCTAATCATCACTGATGAAACACATCACAGTTTGGCAAAGACTTACCTAAAAATTTATGGATTTTATAAAGATGTTCCACGCTTAGGCTTTTCAGCAAGTCCCTGGAGACTTTCAGGAAAGGGACTGGGGGATGTTTATGAAACCATGGTTGAGGGTCCAACAGTGAAATGGCTAATTGAACATCACTACTTAGCACCTTTTGACTACTATGCGCCAACATTGATTGACGTTGAAAAGCTAAAAAAATCATCAACTGGTGATTACTCCACGAAGTCGATTGATGAGGCCAATACAAAGATGATTTTTGGTGATGTTGTTAGTCACTACCAGAAGTTGGCAAACGGACGTCAAGCAATTGTCTATGCCCACAGTATTGAAGAAAGCAAGCGTGTTGCGGCAACGTTCAATGCTGCTGGTATATCTGCCATTCATGTTGACAGCAAAACACCTGCTTTGAATCGTGATAAAGCGATGACGGCCTTTAAAGATGGAAAAATTAGAATCATATCAAACGTAGACCTCATCTCAGAAGGGTTTGATGTTCCCGAATGTGGCGTTGTCATCATGCTGAGGCCAACTGCTTCTCTTGTCCTTGACATTCAGCAATCGATGCGAGGAATGCGCTATAGACCGAACAAAAGAGCAATCATTATTGATCATGTTGCGAACGTTTATCGCTTTGGTCTTCCTGATGCTGACCGTGAATGGTCGCTTAAAGATCGACCTAAGCAGGAAAAGCACAAGGGCAAATCAGACGGACCTGCGATCAAGAGCTGTCCAAAATGTTACGGAATTGTTCCTGCACAGGTTAAACAATGCCCACTTTGCGGATATTCATTCAGAGCAGATGGCGCTGATCTTGAAGTTGATCCTACGGCCAAATTAAAAAAGGTAGACAAGAAAGTATTCAAAATAGTTGCGGACTATTCAAAAACAAAATATGGACAAATGAAAGCCGAAGATGCCGAGTCACCAGAAGACATGTACGCAATTGCAAAAGCACATGGCTATAAACCCGGATGGGCATACCACCAGATTGTGGCTAGGGGATGGCTAAAGGAAAGGAAGCGAGCATAGATGGGTA